ATCGGAGATACTCTCACACAAACCCCCCCTGTCTCTCATGGATGAGAAACCCGGGACACTACCTTTCGGTAGTGTTTCTGTGTGAGGAGGTAACCACTTAAGGTTGAGCCGTGAGGATTAATCCGTAAGGACCTTCCAAAGCGCCGCGACCGTGGTAAGTTGAATAAACTGCCACAAAAGTGGTGTCAGTAGCAGAGCGGAGAACCCTCAACCTCAGCGAGGGGAACTAGGCCGGTTGGATAGGAACCCTTTCCTTACCCAATCGGAACTAATGTCCCTTAGCTTTGGAAGAGCTCTCACTGCCTTTCCGTTTACGCTTCGGTGTACCTCGAGTAGGCAAGACTTCATGCGTATTGATATAATCGACAAGACTTTCAAGGTCTATATCGGTTACAGCAAGCGCACGGGTCGTGTCTATCCCGCGGCACATCGCAGCTAAATGGTTAAGGACAGATGCTTTGTTACTGGCAACTACCTTTGCTTGCCTTGTTGAGATGACAGCGAATGGGTCAAGGACCAGGCGCACCTCCAAGCTTAACCACTTGGCAGGGACGTCTGAATCCCGAACCACTCGTATCTTCTCATACGCCTCCTGCAGTTTTCGGATATGGGATCCGAGAACGGCAAAAGGCGGCAAGGCGAGCAGTATTGACTGGCCATCCAACCCTTCTGGAAGAATGCTCAGAAACTTTTTCGCTTCCAACTGGAACCGGAAAAGGGTTTGAACACTCTTCTTGATCGCCTCTTCCAGGACCCTAGCCTTGCATTCCACAAGAAGAACACCCAGCATCATCTGCTTGGGGCTCTTCAGTGACATGCAACCTAGGACTCCACCTAACAGGATCTCAGACAGCAAATGCCGTTTAAGTGCCTGTAGGCCCTTACTATCCTCTCGCGAGGGTAGAAGGAAGAACCTCCACGCCTTTTCGGCTAACCTGCTGGCTGCAGATTGCCCTAATAAAACGAAGAGTTCAGCGAACAAGGCCCGGGATACCAAAGTGCGAGTTCGTGGCAACCAGCGTGCCTCTACCTCTCTCAACCAGGTAGCAACGCCGTAGAAAGAAGCGAAACCGATGGCCTTTGTTAAAAGACCAGAAGTCACGCCCTTCCGAAAGCGCACTGCCTCGAAAAGAGAGCCTAGGGGAGCGCCGGTTACCTCAGTACCACGATGCACCCATCTCTTAGCAAACTCGTACGTGTCCTTCGACACGTGCGTTTTTGGATCAGAAATGGTTACATCTAACTCAGCGAGGATTGTGCGGTACTCATTGGCAACGGCCTCGTCAGCGATGACGATGTCGTCTCCAAGGAGTGCGTAGCGTTCAAAAAAGACGGTTTTACCCGCCCTCTTGGCCGCTACACGCACGATTACATGGTGACAGAGAGAGAACATAGCCCATGAACTATACGCACCCATTGGTTGACCACAGGCGTACCTTACGGTACCCTTGGCCCCCCATGTGATGTGATAGTCACGGCCTGTAATCAATCTACGCCATGCGGCCGCATACTCGGGTGAGACCAGAAAGGCTAAGACCACCTCCTGTAAGGAAACAGGAAAGCGGTCCGTCGCCTGACTGAGATCAAACGAGAAATACGGTCCCTCGTGAGGTAGGGTGGCTCTGAAGCTACCTTGGTTAAAGGTGCAGTCGGGCTTCAGCCCCCTCAAAAGGTTCATAAGAGCCAGATGAAGAGGGTAAAGAACCGATTGCGTCCAATAATCAAGAATAGCAACGATTCTACACTTGGCTTCCTTATCTTTGACCATTGATAATTTGGCGCTTCGGCCCATGGGTTTGAGTTTTACCTCTTTCCCGCGGACCTTAGTGTCAAGCATCGATAGCCATCGATCTGGGACCAGTGAGGATCGTATGGTTTCAATCAATTGGATGATACCATCTCCTCCCAGAACGCGCAGATCGCTAATCTGCTCGTCTGTTAGAAGGTGGGCATCCTCTATTGAACCTACCAGAGCCTGGGCGTTCGGACCTGCTTTGGTTGAGGCGTGACACTCATCCCATACGGGGTGAGGGAGACTCAGACCCAAATCCGCCACCGTGCCAATGAGGTCGTCCCGCAAACGCGGAGACATATGACCACCAAAGGGACGTGTGACTGGATCGAGGTCGGGTTTCTTCCAGCCTGGTAATAACCGGGAATAACCCAAAAGGGTTAGACCTAGTTTTACTTTGGGTGGATCACGTTCTCGGAAGAGTTCGACGAGAGGTATCCCCTTTGGGAGTCCCTCTTTGTCTAGCTCAACCCCAAAGCCTGGTGACTCCTTAAGCGGTGAAGCGCACAGGTAACGAGTACAGGCCAATCGGACGGATTTAATCCAGCCGATGGTCTCTACCGTTCCTCGTGTTTCAGCTCGCGAAAGGACCACACTAGTCCATGAACGGACCAAACCCTCATCATACTCAAGCTTAAGATATACCTTCGCAAGCAGTCGGATGACGACTTGCGCTAGGGTTAACCTTAATTTGAGCATAATGATGTAGATAACCATTTTTGTTTCTTAGATGGACATCAGCCTAAGTACTGATGCGAAGATCCGACGGGACCGGTCCTAGTCTTTCGACAGGCGCCGCACCAGAGGCTCTCGCTAACGAGATCACACTCCGGAGTAACGCCCCTTAGGGGGC